AAATAAAAATGTTGTTTTCCCGCGCTGTTGGTACGTTTGCGCGTCCACCTGTGTAAAAAACAATACATATTGTGAAGTTTAATTTACGCGGTTTGTCAGCCGCGTGTCACCAAAATATGACACGAAAGTATGACACAAAATAAGCCCCGACGCATCGAAATGACGCATCGGGGTTCTATTATTATTTGAGTGCATTTATAGTTGATATGTCGGCAATTCCTAACAGGCCCTTCGCCTTCTTGTAATTGGTGACTGCCTCTTCTGTTTTTGCTCCGAAGATACCGTCAACAGTGAGCACAGCCCCGTTGTTATTTAACTGCTGCTGCAACCACTTAACCGAATCGCCTCTGTCTCCTTTCCTCATTAAGTCGGCTGTCAGTGTGTAAGTATTCTGTGCCGAATCAAATCGAGTCAAGTTATACTTCTCTATCGTTGCAATAACCGAGTTTACTTCCGTCGAGCTTGTCATATATCCGCAGCTTTTAATCTGCTGCATCTGCTCGCGGTAGTTGCTACCTGCAAGAACGCGGGAATACAGCCCCGTGTTCAGGAGTTCGTAATAATTAAAAATACACTGCTCTGCCGAATCATACGCGCGGAAGGCTGCCTTGATCGTGGTATGGGTTCCGACTGTATACTCCTCTTTCGTTGATGATGTGAAAAATTTCTTGCTCCAATACTTCGTCGCAGTCTTGCCCGTTCCAACCTTCTGCCCTAAGTATGCGTTATGCTGTCTCATTATCCCCGCTGTTCCATATCCTGATTCGATGCAGGCCATACCAATACACACGGAAGGTTTAACCTTCCCGAGTGTCTTGTATGCCTTCTGTGCGAGCGGTGCAACCATATCAATAAATGCTGTTATCTGTGCCGCTGTCGCCATATAATCACCCCTCTATATAATCTGAAACGCTCTTATTCGTTTCCATCAAGTGCTTCATCTGCTCCAAAACCTCGTCAACCCAACAGGAGAACGTCGCAAAAGGAATTAACGGAGCCATCACAGGGAAGGCCCTGACAAACAAATCGTAAACGTAGCGCAATTTTATCGCTCCTGTTCCTGACTTATACTCTTTTTCTGCCATCACTACCGCCCACAACAACCATTGTTTAATCTGTTCTTTCTGCTGCCCTGTCGGAAGGTTTGAGAACTTCTTCACGTACAGAATAGTGAGGGTAACGAATGAGATCACTACAACCAAAAAACTCCAATTATTTAAAAAATATTCCATATTCAATTCCCTTTCAGCTTTAACCGCTTAATCATAGCGCAAAGGAATAACTCACCTCCGAAGCAAGCAAAAAAGCACGTTATTAACGTGCTTTGCTCTACTCCTGTTATAGCGGTTATTATCATCTGCGCGATAGTGAAAAGTAACAACACTGTTATCGAAAAGATAACGTACTTATCAAGCGCGCACCTTTTCGGCTTCGACTTTTTAATCATGCCTTTCCTCCACTAAATCAAGCCGCTTTTCTAAATTCGAACATGAATTTTCTACGCCGTTCATGCGGTCGCGTAACTCCTGAACGTCGCTTTTCATATCCTTAAAATCACTTTTTATGTCCTTAACGTTGTCGCTGATTGTTTCGAGCTTGTAAACTATCATCGTTATGTCTGCTGCGTCTGACTTGGTGTCGTGTTTTAAACTACGATAGAATGCGAAAATAGCGAGGGCAACGCTCAGAACAGGTAAAACCTCTGATACTGAAACGCCCATTTTCAAAACTCTCCTTTTAAAACTGTCGTTTGCATCATCCCCGTTATTATTACAAGTCGTTTACATGGTTTTTGAACTCCTCGATGTATCTGTCACACTCCGCTTTGTGATCTTGATACAATTCGAGATTTTGAATTGTTATATTAAGATGCGAGTCTGCACCATGAACTTTTTGCCCTGACATTACAATAACCACGCTTTCGTCAAAACATACTGTTCCTGATATTATTGTCGAAATAGTTTCTTCGTACATTTATTACCTCCTTACGCTGTGCGTTCCCAGATATATACCGTTCTATATGGTGGCATATTGTTGTGTGCCTGCCCGCCTCCATTGTTGTCAGTATTCCATAAGTTCATAACCGCGCGGCTGCCGCCCGTAGTGTGAAACGTGGGGTCGTCGGTTCCAGCGTTATTTTTAAAAGCGATCATTCCCGCCCCTCCGCATACAGTATGATTATGTGAAGGAATTTGATTAAGTGTAAGCGTTACCGTTTCCGTTCCACCCGTGCTATTGACTGCATGCCCTGAACTTGTTCCTAACAGGAATTTACCTTCGATTTTAACCCAAGCCGTTCCGCCGTAAATGGCCTTGACTTTTGCCTCAGTGTCTAACGTAGTCGAATGTATTATCATACCCACGTGACTCAATTTCTGCTCTACGGCATTAACCGCGCTATATACCGCGCCACTCTCTACGAGGTCGTTACTATTTTGAATTACGGCATTGGTCGAATTTTTGCTTGCTGCCGCTCCGAGCGCTGCGTTTTCCCACTTCTGTGAGGTGCTGTTGTAATTCAAAACGTCGCCGTTCGCAAGTGTTCCAAGCGACACATCGGTTAACCCGCTAAGTTCCGCGGGTACGTCTTTCCAAGTACCATCACCACCGAGAAACTTATCTTGATCTCCCATTAACGGTTGAGGTACAAGCCCGTGCGAACCGTCCGCGCTTGCTGTGGCTCCTACCATATCGTTAACGGCTCCTGAAGCTGCGTCGGCCCAATATTTCGCATTATTATGATAAGCGGGATCGTCACTCGCTACGGGCGTACCGTTTCGGGTTCCATTGGCCCATGCCTCTGAATCTTCTTCAGACTGTGCGGCTGCTGATTCGCTCAAGCCCGCGTTTGTTTCGCTTGTGCTTGCGTTGCTTGCGCTGTCTGCTGCCTCGTCTGCGTAATACTTGGCGTTGTTGTTATACGTTACGTCTCCGCTTATTACGGGAACTCCTTCACGTTCTCCAACCGCCCACGCCTCCGCGTTCTCCTCCGACTGTGCGGCTGCTGTCTCACTTGCTACTGCTGTGGATGCGCTGCCGTTTGCTGCGTTGGCGTAGAATTTCGAGTTATTTCTATAAGCGGGGTCGTCACTCGCTACGGGGTCGCCGTTTCGGGTTCCAACTGCGTACGCCTCCGAATCTTCGGCGTATTGCTCAACGCCCGAAGCAGAAGCCGCCGCCTCTCCTGCGTAATACATAGCGTTGTTATGATAAGCTGGGTTGTCGCTTGTTACGGGTACGCCGTCAACAGTTCCCGCGCCGAACGCTTCGGACTTTGCAGCATCGGCGTCCATCTGCTCAATGAATCCACCTATCTGCTGAGCAAGCTCCGCAGCCTCTTCGATAAGCGGTAACTGTGTTTCGCTTATAACGGTGTCGTCAGCGAGTGCGGCAGGTTCGACAAACAGAATAAAATTGACTGTTGCTATCCTGTCGTCACCGTCAACGAGTACAAGTTCACATGTAACCTCGCCCGATACTGCCGTCATTTGCTCGGTAATATCGAAGGTTACGACGTTACTTCCCTCGGTAACTGTTGCCGAATACTGAAAGCCTGTTCGGTCGGGTTTCGTTCCCTGAATATATCCTGAAACTCCACTCGGAACATTGAAAGCGAGTTCGCCGTTATATAAATTCATGTTCAGGGTGCGCGTATTACTGTCGTACTGACTCGCGTTTACCCTCGGAAGGACCTGACCCGATATTAAGTTCAGGTTAATTGATTGTGTTATCATCGCCACCCTCCTCATTATTAAATAAACCGTTCATTTTCTTTAGTGCTTCGACTTCCTTTTGCAGGCGCTCAATCTGCGAACACTGTTGAATGATCGCGTTATTATAATCATTCGCCCTCATGCGCTCGAAATATGAACACGCATCGCGCAATACCATACACATAAGGTCGGCCGATATGTCGTGTTCATCCATCACTCCGAGGAGTAGTGTTTTAATATCCTCGGACGCTTTGGAGCATACAATCGTCATGGGCACGTTTGCCTCTATATCCATCAAAGTGCCTCCACATGTGCCTTAAACTCTGCAATATCAGCATCGCACTCTTCCTGATATGCTTTATACAACGTGGGCGACTGAATCATAATATTTGTATTTACGTCGCCCGCTTCACTTTTCTGCGCGTACATGCTTACAACGGTCTGATTTTCCAAAATAATCATGCCGTTGATTGATGTTGATTTAGTTTCTTGGTACATATAAACGCCTCCTTATGATATTGATTGAATTAATCCGTCTGCTGAGTTAATCGCGCCCGATGCCGCCGACACAGCTTTGGCATAATACAAATCACTAGATGATACAGTGCCTAAATGACTTACAAACGTGCTTCCTTTAGTCAACGAGTATGTGGTATCTGTATAGGTTACTGTTCCCGTAAGGTTTACATGGCCCCCACCCGACGGCACATTCCCCGATACAGTTACATTCGCCGTACGTGTAGTCGAACTACTGTTTAGCGACGCGCTATTGAGAACTTGCGGCTCTGTATGATTAAATGCCGTAATAACATTGGCGAGTCTTGTTGACTCGTAGTCTATGCCTTTTACGAAACTCGTCGAACCGCTTACCCCGACAACTCCGTTAAGGGCTAACTTGCCGACGATATTAAAATAACCGTCACCGATTTCAAGGGCTGCCGACTGTGTGCCGTCGGTCTTATAGCCTGTGATTTTACCCATGTTCATAATGAGTTTACGCCCATCGGCAGTCATTGAAGTGATCTCGCCGTTATTCTTTAACTTAAAATATGTCGAGTCAATCGTCAGGTTCTTCGAACTGAGCGCGCCCGTCGCGAGGTTGAAAACTGTATTGCCGCCTTCGTCCTGAAGTACGCCCGATTTAATAATATTTGCCGTTAACGTGCCCGTATCTATGAAGTCGGCAACGAAATGACCGTCAATCGTCCACGCGGTCGTAAACGGGCCGTTATAGCCGTTTGTACTGAAGCCGATACCGTTCAGGTTCATTCGAATAACGTTCACGGCTGTGCTAATGTCGTCCGTGTCCATTATAAGGATTTCCTGCGGTTCTCCGTCTGCATTGGTATTAAATACCACGTGCCCACCTAAACCGCCCTGAATGAGCTTTGTGGCCCTCGCTATGGCCTTCTGCATGTGTGAGGTCTGCGACTCCTCAGAGTTTGCTATTTCTTCCTCGAAAAAATTGTTGAGCGTATAATACGTGTCGCCAAGTGTTACCGAGTTGTACCTCTCCTGAAGTACGTCGTAATCGGTTCGTACTACCTGAGTCGTGAAATCAACGCCGAGCTTTGCGTAAATCACATGAACTATGTCGCACATGTTCACGCGCTCAAGTGCTGCGACGTTTTTATACTCCTCAGTGTTCCACAACTGAACAAATGAAACCGTGATATTGTTTCGCAGTTTCCAACCTTCGTTATTCGTGACATAACTCTGGGCCTTTGCCCGTAGCTGCTCAACACTTGGGGCTTCTTCGTAGTCTGATGAAAAGTCAACAGTCTTAATTATCTGATACGGATAATCTGACGCGTGAGACGATAATACAACCTTTTCGGGTAACATTACCGTTGTCTCTCCGTCGGACCAAAACGGGCATATACCTGTGTACACTTCCGTCATATCTAAGGTGTTGTTCAGTGCTGTGATGTTCTTGCCGTATCGAAGTGTTACGCCGTTGTCGCTGCCTCGGTTTTGGCGTAGTATTACGTTCCATCGTGTGAACTCATAATCACCGCGCCCGTATACGTCCAAAATCGAACCCTCTTCGCCGTTCAGCATATCGCGAACGCTGCGAGGTGTATCAATGTGGTAGCCGCCCGTCACTGTTAAGTCTGTCGTGAATGTGAACGGGCACGCAGGCGTTACGTTATTCGGCAAATTTGAAAACGCTTCTTGTATTGAACCCGCTGTGAACGGTGACACTACCATGCGGCTGAGCATATAGCTAATATGTTCCGCGTTTATGGTAATTATCCCGTCAAGAGGTCGAGATATTTTGTAGATAATGAACGGCTCCGTCAGTCCGCCGTCATGTGGCTGCGCTAAGATTATGCGATTTTCTTTAATATCCTGATAGTGAACGCCTGTGATCGGGTATTTCATTTCAAGTTCATACATGGCGTTGCGCTCTTCAATGACTTTACACGAAATCGCATCCGTCAACCTTCCGAGGCCGTTCGTTATGAAATTTGTTTCATTTCCTTCGTATAAAATAGGCGTCATATAATCCACCACCTCGGAGTTATATCAATCTGTGTTATTGCACCTGTGAAGCTCACCCCGCTGTTACCTGAGTGAAGCACTATATCGTCCGTGAAAGCCACATTTTTATTGCAGTTCGTCGCCCCTTTATAGGCGTCCATGATCTCACAGTCAATATCAACATATTCATCAATCTGTGAAATTGTGATGGTTTCACTTCCGATTGATACCGTTCCCGCTCCGCTGCCGTGTACCCTTAACAATGGCTTTGCGGCGAAATTGGTTCGATTCAGTATCGTGTTGCTGCTTGTGAGAACTATTTTTTGTTCTCCACTTTTAAGGAACCTCTGCGGCTTGCAGTCAAACTCAAGTGTGAACTCTCCGCTGCGGTTCATGTACCCGTGTGAAGTTATCGCGGGGTTTGTTATAAATCTGCCCATACGGTACTCATAGGGGTGATATGTGTCCTCAAGGCGTTTATATCCTGTCTGTGCGCCTGCAAAGTTCAGAAAATCTCTTACCCTGTGCGGCATATCTTCTTTGATAAATGCAGGATATTCGAGCGGTACGTTCTTAAAATTACCCATATCGAACACTAACGCCCCGTTACGCCCCGCGACCTCTTGTATATTTACGTTTCTCTCAGGAGAGGAGAAGGTAGCTTCTCCCGAAATCCATATACCGAACTCCTGAGTCGAACGACCATTATAAGTTAAATAGTGCATCATCCGAAAACTACCTCTCTCCTCATTACATTGTTTGTTATCCTCTGCTCTATTACGTCAGCCAATTCCGAAACGTCCTGACCCTGTGCGCCGTATACGTTGATGTTGAACGTGTTCGTCGTTGTGCCTGTTCCAAACTGCGGCGTGTCTATTGTAGGAACCATCGTAGCAGCCAAGCCGTTCATGGCGTTGGCTACCTGTGGCAGCCCGTCCGTTATGCCTTTTGTGAGTAAATCAATCATATCAGGCATAAA